TAAGCCGGGCAGTGCCCGCCCACAAACGTCATCTTTGGTACGCCAATGGCCACCACTGTTCTGTCCGGCACGTCCGGCGCCCTCTACTACAAACCCGCCGGCACCACCGGCACCTTCGGTGAAGCCCAAGTCAACACTGGCACCGACACCATCACTGTCGCACCGTACCTGAACTTCAAGGTCGGCGACCCTGTGGTGTTCAGCGTGGTGAATAGCCAAACCGGCGGCTCCGGTTCCGGCACTCTGCCCGCTGGCATCACTGGCGGCACCACCTACTACGTAATCAGCTACACCGCTGCCACTGGTGCTCTCCAAGTTTCCGCCACCGCTGGCGGCGCTGCACTGGACATTACCGACGACGGCACCGTTGCTGCCCCCAACGAGTTCCAGGTTGCCTACGCCGCCTTTGCGGTTGTCGGCCAAGTCCGCGACTGGAGCTTTGAGATCAGCCGCGCTGAGATCGACGTAACCACCATCGGTCAAACCCCTGGTCAGTACGTGCCCTTCCGCAGCTACATCTCTGGTTTCGGCGATGGCACCGGCACCGCAACGGTCTACATGACCAACGAGGACGCCGCTCTGTCCAACCGCATGATCGAGGACGTGCTGCAGCGCCAGCAAACCGGCGCTGCTTTTAAGCTGTACACCGACCGTGTGTTCAGCGGCGGCACCCTGAGCGAGAGCCTCAGCCGCTCCATCGCCTTCGATGCGGTGCTGACCTCGGCCAGCTTGAACATCAACCCTGACGACGCCCAATCGGTGACCGTCAACTTCCGTCCTGCTGGCACCCCCACCTTCGACTTCGCTACCACCTGATACACTGCAACCGCAGTTGGTTCAGCAACCCCGGCCTAACCGCCGGGGTTTTTCATGTTTAATCCGCTACAGTAGTCCGAGAAAGTACAGGATTTCATGCCTGCCTCAATCCCAGTCCGCGCCATTGATCGCCTGCGCAAAGCAGCGAACTTGGAGCCGGTCAAAAAGCAAGTAGAGCTGTCTGACGGCAGCACCTTTGAGATGTGGGTGGCACCTCTGACGATGGCTGAGCGCGAACGCGCCCAAAAGCAAGCCAAATCCGACGACGCCAACGCCTTCGCACTCCAACTGCTGATTGCCAAAGCCCTCGACGAAAACGGGACTAAACTGTTCAGCGCCGGTGAGGTCGACGTTCTGAAAAACGAAGTCAAGGACAAGGATCTCCAAGCTCTAATGCTGGCGATCCTGACCGATGACGCCGAGCCCATCGACCCCAAGAATTAGCCAAGGAGCTTCGCCAGGACAACTGGCTCATGCTCCAGTTCGGCGTCGCCAAAGAGCTCGGCTTCAGCCTCGGCCAAGTCCGCAGCATGATGACCGCCGAAGAACTCCTTGGCTGGAGCGCCTACTTCCAGATCCTGAACGAGGACCAACAAAAGGAAATCGAAAAGGCCAAACGCCGCCGCTAACCCGGCGGCTTTTTAACGCTTTAAACTGAAGTACCAGAGTGTGACGAGACGCCGTGGCCGCCTACAGAGCTGATATTGAAATCGGCGTAAAAGGTGTACGTCAGATTGAAGCACTACGTCAAAAAATAGAGCAAGTATCTTCTGTAGTTGAAGAGCTAAATAATAAAAGTTTTGGGTACACCGCTCAACAACTAAAGCGCAGCTACTTTTTTGTAGAACAGGAGCGTAAAGCCATAGCAGCACGAAAAGAGTACAACAAGGGTTTACAAGAATCTATCCGTTTAGCTGTTGAGTTTGATCAACAAGTACGTCGTACCATCGCTTTTGCTAGTAGTGTACAACAAGCGCGGGCGCGGGCATTACCAGGCAGTACACCTGCCGGGTTACTTCCAGCTCAAGCAGCATCTACACCTTTCCGTAAAGCAGAAGCTACTGCTGCACGTATAGACAGTGCGTATGCACGCTTAGCTGCAGCTGCCCAAGGTACAGCATCCGAATTTACCCGTATAGCAAACGAAGGCCGACGGTTTAAGGCGTTGCCCGCAGCAGGTGAAGCCACAGTTAATTATTTTCAAATTGCTGAAGCAGCCGCTCGTGCAATAGATAAACAAAATGCTGCTACAGCACGGTACGAAGCAGCGCTAAACAAATTAACTGAAGCAGCAGAAGGTACATACAGCACCTTCGTCAGATTTAACGCAGGGGTGTCACAAGTAGCAGGTTTGTTGAGCCCGGCAAAAATTGCAGGTCTACTTCCAGCGGCAATTGGCGGACAGCGGGCTTTACCTCCAGGGCGTATAGCCGGATTACTTCCCCCAGCAGGAGGAACAGGTTTAGGTGCGCCCTCAGCGCTTCCGCAGCAAGTTGGTGCAGTTCCAGCATCTAGAAACCGTGGGGCAGGAGTAGCTATTCCAAGTCGTTTAGGAGGAGCGATTAGCGGTTCGATTATCGGCGGCGCGTTTCCTCTGCTGTTTGGTCAAGGTGGCGGTGCCGCAGCCGGTGGTGCTATCGGCGGTCTTGTCGGCGGCCTTGCCGGTCCAGGGGGCAGTTTTGCAGGATCATTGCTTGGTACACTACTTGGTGATATTGCCAGTCGCGGTCAATCAGTAAAACAGCTTGGTGAAGATCTAGGTTTTTCTGCGGTTCAAGCCAAGACCTTAGCAGATGCGTTTAAGACCGCGAACACCGACGTAGAAAAGTTTACTGCTGTTATACAAAACATTCGCGGCGTAGGTTTGGAGCTGGAAGAGCAAGCAACAGCTGTGCAGCTAGTTACTGCCCTTACTGAAAAGTACGGCGGCAGTTTTGAAAAAGTCGGCAATGCTGTAACGTCTGCCCTCGAATCTGGCAAAGTAAGTCAAGCTGTACTTAATCAACTAACTAGCCAAGGTATAACAGTCCAAGACGCGCTTGCGACAAAGTACGACGTGAGCCGCGACAAAATTTTAGAGATGGCTAAGAAAGGCGAAATATCAGTACAAAGTTTGCTCGATACACTAGTGGAGCTGGGTAATGCTTCTACCACAGCAGCAGAAAAAACGCAGACCCCGTTTGAGAAAGCTCTGTCAACAACAGGCCAGCTGTTCCAAAGCTTCTGGAAAGACGTACAAGCTATTTTTGCCGGTATCAGTTCCAACGGCGTAGAAGCCGGGACAGCGCTACTAAATATATATAACAAACTTCTTCAAGAAGTTCTTTTCCCACTTGGTAGATTTGTAGCTCGTATCGCAGCGTTGCTTGTAGATGTTGTGTCTACAGGAGTTCGTGCTGCTGCAGAATTGATTAATGGTTTTAGGGGAGTTGCTAGCGCTATTGGTGACGCCCTTATGGGAATCGTAAATATGATTCCCGGTTTACGGACGATCGTAGGTTTGGCTCGTCAACTACTTAAAGGCGTAACCGGATCTAAGAGTAGCGACTGGAATGATATGCCTTGGCCGGAAGGTATACCTAAGCCTGGTTCCTCAGGGATGATCGGATCTATTACTGCACCTAGCCAAGCTGCACCTACAGGTAGTGCAGGTAGAGGTGCAAAACCCCCAAAAGATCGCACTGCTCAGCTGCTAGATGATTTAGAAGCGATGCGGCTAATTTCGATTACACAAGATAGTATCCGAGATGCTCTTTTTGAAGGAAACATGGAGTTGGCTGCGCGTCTTGAATACGATCAAAAAATTGCTGATATTACACGCGATACTTCTAAGGCACTGCGTAACGCCAACTACGAATCTGAAAAAGCGGCTATCCTTGCACAGCAAGCTGTTCGAGTCAAAGACGCCGAATTACAACTTGAAGATAAGCAGCGTGAGATAGTTACACAACGCTTCCAAGATGAACTTCGTGCGCAGGAAGCCGTTCGTAACGCTGTTAAACCTTTTAAAGACCTTGTGCAACAGCAACAACTACAGGCTCAATACTCGAAAACCTATCTACGTCTTGTCACCGAAGGTATGTTACCTGCCGAAGCAGAACGCCAAGCTAATTTTGAGCAGCTTGTAATACAGCAAACTACAGCTGTTAAAGAACAACTAAAAGTTACAGAAGCTGCAATCCTCGAAGCCAAGGCTCGTGGCGCTAGCACCGTCGAACTAGAAAAACAATTAGGCACGCTAAAACAGCAGCAAACGGCTATCCAAGGTGCGGCAGCAGCAGGTCCCGGACAAGGGATGACAGATGAGCAACGTGCTGCCAACGCAATCGCCCAAATTCGCGGGGAACTGAATCAGCTTGGTGATCCCATCAACGCTGCAGTCGCTGGGGCAAATGCAATCAGCAGTGCGTTCCAGCAAGCCTTCCAAGGGTTGGTCACTGGAACAATGACCGCCCAAGAAGCGTTGTCCTCGTTCTTCAAGAGCGTCGGCGAGGCTTTTGTCTCTATGGCCGCCGAAATCATCGCCAAACAGCTTGTGATGATCACCCTTCAAACAATCCTCAAGGCATTAGGTCTTGCTGCCAGCGCGTCTTCCGCTACATCTGCAACAAGTACAAATCCTGGCGGTATACCTACAACCGGCAAC